ATTCCGGGTTCGGGTCCAGACGGAACATGCGGCGGCCTCCGCTCAGAAGCTGGCGACGAGGCGCAGCTCGTCGTTGCCGGTGCCGGCCGGGTCGGGGACACCGCGCAGCTCGTAGCGGACCATGGCACGGCCGTTGAAGTCCTCTTCCTGCGGGTTGGTGAACTGCGCGGTGGACAGCCACAGCGCCACGCGCGAGCCGCCGCGCGTGCCGTGGATCAGGCCCACGCTGCTCAGCGTGTTGCCCAGCACGGCCAGCTGTCGCGCCACCTCCTGGGCGGCGCTGAGGCTCAGGCGCAGGGTAGCGACCACCGCGCGGTCGACCACGTCGACGCTCTCGTCGCCGATCAGCGGCACCAGCGGCGTGTCGTTGCCAAGGTTCACCTCGAGGCCGAGCGACGGGATGGCGGTGCCGCCGGTGATGGCCACCGCCCCCGTGGTGCTGATGGTGCCGCCGATCACCAGGTCCAGCGTGTTCGCATCGGTGGGGATCTCCGGCGTCATGAAGGCGCTGAAGTCGGCGTCGGTCGGCAGCGCCACCGCGGCCAGGCCGCCGTCCTTGCCGCGGAAGTCGAACGAGAGCATGGGCATCTCGCCGGCGTTCAGGACCGCGCGCGCGTTGCCGCGGCAGCCCAGGGCGATGCGGCGCGTGCCGTCGAGGAAGTAGTAGTGCGTCAGCGACGGGATCGCGTCGGTGATGGGCAGGAAGTCGTACCGCGCGACGGAGGTGATGGTCACGCTGTCGCCGGCCGCCTCGTCGACGATGCCGTCGCCGTCGGTGCCGCCGATCGTCATCTTGCCGGCGGTGAGCGCGGTGATGATGCCGGTCAGGTTGTTCGCCGGCGTGGTGAAGCCGCTGACGGTGACGGTCATGCCGACCGCGAAGCCCTCGGTCAGGAAGGCGGCGCCGCTGTCGTTGAAGCTGTTGTCCGAGGCCTGGGCGCTGATCGTAATCTCGGTCATGGTGACCGGCGTGTCGGCAGCGCCCGTCATGGCGCAGGCGCGCAGCAGATGCGCCCACGCCGGCGCGCCGCCGGCCGGGCCGGCGCCGACGAGCTCGACGTTGTAGCCCAGCGCGATGCTGCGGGCCCCGGTGAGCTGCTCGCTGGAGCCGAAGTACGGGCGGATCAGCGCCCGGTCCACGTTGTTCGGCTCGAAGGCGGAGCGGATCTCGCTCACGAGCACGGAGTCATCGGCAGCAGCCGGTGCGGCGTCGACGCCGTAGCTGCTTTCGGTCTTGGCGAGGATCAGGCGCTTGCGCGTGTAGCGGGGCATGGCGGGCTCCTAAGAATGGGGTCAGGGTTGGGGCACCAGCGCGGCGGCCAGGGTGCGGTGGATGAGGGTCACGACGAGGGTGGCGCGGGCGACGGCGCCTTCGCCTTCGTCCACGTCCCACTGGATGGCCGGCTCGGACAGCGCGTCCTCGACGGCCAGGCCTGGCGGCGCCCAGCCGGCCAAGCGCTCGTAGACCTGGCCGAGCAGCGCGTCCACCGCGTCCTCGGCCGCATCGGGCGTGGCGCCGCGCGCCAGGACCTCGACGCCGAGCGTGGTGGTCCAGTCCTTCGGCACGCCAGGACCCACGCCGCCCAGCTGCGCGGCGGTGCGAACGATGCGCACCACGATGCCGTCGGGCCAGCCCGCCTTGAGCGCCGCCTGCCGGCCGCGCTGCACGCGGTCGCCGGTGATCTGCGGCACTGCGAGCAGACGCTGCTTGTAGGCCTCGGCGATGTCGGCGAAGGCGGTCACGACGCCTCCGCGAGGATGAGCGTGCTGAAAGCGCCGGTGCCGTCGGGCTGGACCTCACGGACGCGGTACTGCGTGGGCATGCCGGGGCGCAACGTAGCGGCTTCGGGGAGCTCGAGCACCGCATCGGCGGTGTCGGTGATGGCCGCAGCCGGAACCGACGCGCTGGCAATCAGCGCGCGCGGCTCGGCCGAGGCGGCACCGAACCCGTCCGACGGCAAGGCGGCATAGGGCGCTCCGAAGATCACCCGCACCGCCTCGCCAGCGAGCAGGCCGTCCTCGCCGAAGTCGGCGAGGAAGGTGTCGAGGTCTTCCTGGATCACTCAGGACCTCACGCGTTGCCAGCCGGCGGCGGCGGCGGCGGCGGCGGCGGCGGCGGGGGCGGCGGCGCCTTCTCCTTCTTGCTGCCGGCCTCCGCGGCGCCGCTGGCGATGAGCGCCTTGGCGATCTCGGCGTCCACTTCCAGCTGGTCGCCGGGCGCGTAGCGCTTGCCGTTGCACTTGATCGGGCTGAGGGCGATGAGCTTCATGGCCGCCCCCGTCACGCCGACGCGCCGGTGATCAGGAAGCCGGCAGACGCACCCGCCAGCACCGGCTGCCGCGCGTCCGTGACCGGGAAGTACCAGGTCTTGGTGTTGCGGTCGTAGTACTGCTCCTCGGCGATCGGGTAGCCGCTGAGCTGGTACGTGTAGCCGTAGCTCGGCGAGCCCATCGCGGCCATGCTCCGCGGGATGGTGTAGGCCAGCAGCGCGTACGTGCCCCAGATGTCCACGAAGTCCGTGCCGTTGTGATAGATCGCGCCGCCCTCGACCACCTGCTGGAGGTCGAACACGCGCGCGAGCTCGACCAGCGTGGCCGGCGCGCGATCGGTGCTGTCGGCACCGGCGCCGCCGCGCAGGCGGGCGAGCACGTCGGGGTGGTTGGCCAGCGCCGTGACCACCTTGGGGCCGAGGACCATGACGTTGGGCCGCACGCCGATCTGCGAGCGGATCGCCTCGCGCGCGGCAGTGATGTCGCCAAAGGGATCGCTCCCCGGGTCGGACCACTGGTCGGTGCCCGCCAGCGTGACCTTGTTGCTGGCGGCGTAGGACGCGGCATTGAGCGCCAGGTCGGCGCACTGCTTCTCGCGCTCGATGTCCTGCAGCGAGCGCACATGCATGATCGCGCCCTGCGCCAGGTCCAGGCCCGGCACGGCGGAGGCCTCCTGCAGGAGCTCGATGGGCACCGAGCCCTCGAGGCTGTAGTCGACCAGCGCGAAGGCGTCCGAGCTGTAGCCGAACTCCACGCGCTTGGTGTTGGCACCGGGCGCGCGCGAGGTGACGTAGAGCTTGAAGTGCTCGTTGCTGAAGCTGACGATGCGGCCGCCGCGCGCGCCGACATCGACGCGCGGGAACAGCAAGTTGGCCACCGGCGCCGACTGCACGGCGACGGAGCGGGCGATCGCGGTGAGGATCGGATCGATCACCCGCGCGGCGGAAGAGGTCATCTGGGGCATGGTGTGCTCCTGGTGTTCAGTGGGTGGGTGCGGCTCAGCTCGGGATCAGGACGATCTCGACGAGCTGGCCCGCGGCGCCAGCGGCGGCCTGGCCGGGCGCCATGCGGCCGACCTTGACGCCCGCGGCGAGCGTGACGACACGGCCCTGGTTGTCGACCTCGACGGCAGCGCCCACGGCGATGGCGGCGCCGGTCTCGGCCATGGTGGTGCCGAGCACGTCGACCGGCACGAGGTCACCGGTGTCGCCGCTGGTGCGGGTGAAGCCGATCACGTGGGCGGCCGCAGCCGGCACGGCGCCGGCGCCCGTGACGCCGCGGTTGGCGGACAGCGTGGCCGCGGCGGTCACGGTGAGGGTGAGGATGGCGGTGTTCATGAGGCGTTCTCCTGGATCAGGCGGCGAAGCCCAGGGCCTTCATCGCGGCGACGAAGTCCACGTTGTTCTTGGCCGCGTAGGCGGTGGCCTCGGCGGCCTGCTGCTCGCGGGACTTCTGGCTCTGCTGCTCGGGCGCGAGGCCCGCCTTCACGGCGGCCGGCGCGTCGGCGGCGTGATCGGCGGCAGCCTTGGTGAGCGCGGCGCGCATGGCGGCGTTGACCGCCACCGCGGCCTCGGGGCCGGTGGTCTTGCCGTCGGCGGCGAGCTGCTCGATGAGCGCCTCGTGGCCCGGCATGGACTGCGCGCGCACGGCCGCGACGCGCTCGCGCTCGCGCTGGCCGCCCAGGGTGATGAACTCCTCGCGCAGCTGCGCGAACAGGGCCGGTTGGTCGCGCTCCAGGCTCTCGCGGGAGAGCTGCGGCGGCGCGGCGGTGGTTTGGGCAGCCGATTGACCGCCCTGCGTGGTGCCAGACATAGAACCTCCTGGGTTACTGGCTGTGGAGCGGGCGGACTGCCCGACGGAATGCGAGCGCGGCCGCATCGCGGCCAGCTCGGAGATCAGCTGATCGGTGGTGGCCACGCGGTCGGCCAGGCCGGCATCGACGCCGGCCTGGCCGCGGTAGGTGCGGGCCTGCGTGGCGCGCACGGCCCGAGCGTCCAGCCCGCGGTTGCGCGCCACGGCCTGGACGAAGGACTCGTACAGCCCCTCGACATCGGCCTGCAGCGAGGCCTGCACGTCCTTGGGCAGCGGCTCGTAAGCGTTGCCGTCGACCTTGTGCGCACCGGCGAAGATGTGCGTGACCTTGATGCCTTCGTTGGCCAGGGCGCGCGAAAGGTCCACGTGCCGCATCACGACGCCGACGCTGCCGACGTAGCCCGTCGCCGACACGGCGAACTGCTCGAAGGCGCTGCCGGCCAGGTAGGCCGCCGAGGCAGCCAGGTCGTCCGCGATCGCCCACATGGGCTTCTTGCCGCGCAGCGCGGCGATGCGGTCGCCGTACTCGAACGCGCCGGACACCTGCCCACCCGGCGAGTCGTAGATCTGCAGGACGGCGTGGACGTCAGGGTCGGCGACCGCCGCCTCGAGCTGCTGGGCCAGGCGGTTGTAGCCGACGAAGTACGTCGAGTCGGCCATGTTGAACTGCTCGCGGTGCACCAGGGCGCCGCTGGCGAAGATCACGGCCACGCCATCGGTGACCGTGTAGCCCTCGTCATTGCGCTTGCCGCGGCGCGTGCTGAACATCTCCGCCGGCAGCAGGTGTCGAGCATCGATGCCGGAGCCTTCGGCCCTGGTGGTGTCGACCGGGGAGCCGAGCAGCCGCTCGCCTAGGCCGGCGATGATGGCGTCCAGCTTCTGCGGGTGCACGAGCAGCGGAACGTTGAAGATCTGCGCCGCAAGGTGGGGGTGCTTCATGCGTTCTCCTGCGGGGTCTCCGCCGCGGTCGCCGGCGCCGCGGCACCGGCCTTGGGCTCGGGCAGCATCCCGTCCTTGCGCAGGCGGTCTTGCTCGGCCTTCTTGGTGTCGTAGGTCTCGCCGAAATCGGTGCCGAACAGCTCCCACTCGGCGCGCTCGCGCGAGCACAGCCGCGCGTCGACGGCGGCGGCGAAGGCCGCCACCTCGTCCTTCGGGTTGATCGAGCCCTGGCTATCGCCCGTCCAGATGGCGCGGGTGTAGGCCCAGCGCAGCAGCGGATTCGCGAAGAAGCCCGGCGCCGGAACGCGGCCCAGGATCACGGCCTCGGCCATCCACGTCTCGTAGATCGGCTGGCAGAAGCTGCGCGCCATGAGCGTGCGCAAGTCCAGCAGGTGCTTCCACGCGTCCAGGAACGCAGCGCGCGCGGCCACGTAGCTGGTGCTGTACTTCTTCATCAGCATCTCGGGGCCGATGAAGAGGCCGGCGCCGAGCTGGTCGAGCACCGACTGGACGAAGCTGCCGAACTGCGGGTTCGGACGCCCCGGGTCGGCGACCGTGGCTTTCTCGCCGGGCGCCAGGCCGATGATGCTGGCCGGGCCGAGTTCGATCTCGTCCGCGCGCGGGCCGGCGCCCTGCCCGCCGCCGTTGGCCGGGTCGCCAAGGCCGAAGACGGGAGCCACGCCGGCGCCCGCCGGCGTCTCGATGAACGCCGTGAGGTACGCCGACACCACGGCGGCCTTGACCTCGGCGTCGGTGTACGTGCCGAGCAGCTTGAACAAGCTCATCACCGGCGCCAGGTCCGGCACGCCGCGCGGCTGCTCCGGGCGCAGCATCCGCATGTGATGCAGCAGCTTGCGTCGGCCGCTGGCACCGACGAAGTCGACCCAGGTGCCCTTGAAGAGGTTGCCGGCACCGAGCCGCGTGGTGCCGGGATGCTGGTCGTACACGTGGGCGCGCAGCGGCGCCCCGCCGGGCCCGAACTCGATCCCGCCGGCCATCGTGGCCGTGTCCGCGGCGTTGTCGGGGTTGCCGACGCGGTCTGCCTCCAGCAGCTGGATGCGCAGCTTGTAGGGCATGGTCGGCGTCGCCTCGCCGTCGGGCAGGACGGTCAGGCAGTCGCCGCTGTCGAGCACCGTGCGCAGCGCCAGCGCGCAGAGCTCGTCGAAGCACAGGGTGCGGCGGATGTCGCACTCGGTGCTGTCCGCGAACAGCCGGAACTCCGCCTGCGTGGCAAGGCGCCAGTCCTCGGCCTGGGTCTCGCTCCAGCGCAGCGTGGCCCGGTGCGGCTGCGCGCTGAGCGCGAGGCCGGTGCCGATGGCGCGCTGCACCTTGGTGCCGATGGCGCTGGCGGCGATGGGATGGTTGCGCGACAGGTCGCGCGCGCGGGCACGCAGTTCGCGCAGGCCGGGCAGCACGTCGCCGGCAGCGTCGCGCACGCCGGGGTTCCAACTGCGGTGCCAGCCATCGGTGCCGCCGGCGCCGCTGTAGCCGCCGCCGAGCGACATGGCGGCCGTGCGGCGGTGGCGCACGCGATCGATCATGGCCTGGTTGCGCGCCATGTCAGCACCCCGGCACGCCGCGGTAGACGCGGCGGTAGCCGCTCGAGGCCGGCTGCGCGCTGGCGATCTGGGCTTCCAGGTCCTTGATCAGCGCGTTGACCTGCTCGAGGTCCGCACGGCGGTTGCGGCGGTTGATGACGCCGTCCCCGACGGCGTACTCCTGGCTCTCCAGGATCTTCAGGCGCGCCGCGCGGGCCGCGGCCAGGTCTTCCTGCAGCTCGGCAAGCGTGGCCATGCTCAGGCACCCCCCGCGCGGACGTACTGCGCCAGCGCTTCGTCGAAGCGCCGCGGGTAGCTGGCCTCCGCCGCATAGCGCGCGGTGTCCCAGAACGCGAACCGGCGCTCGTACTGCGCACGGTCGACGAAGATCATCACGGCGCGCGGCCGCGGGTCTGCGGGGCCGGCGGTGCGGGCCTTGAGGACCTGGCGCTGGTAGATGCCGGGCCGCAGGCCGCCGCGCGGCGCCGGGCCGACGGCGAAGTACTGGCCGCCGGCGCGGCGAAAGGCGTTCTGGCGCAGGCGCCGTGCTTCCGCGGCCGTGGCCGAGGCGCTCTTCGGGTCCCGGTAGCCGTCGCGCCGCACCAGGTTGCGCGACACAGTCTCCGCGCCGGTGAAGGCGCGCAGCTGGCTGAGGATCTGGATGATCTGGCCGCGGCTGATGTTGCCGTAGGCGTCCAGCCGCGCCGCACTGCCGGGCACGACGAACTGCGTTCCATCCATGACGCCGAGGCTGCGCAGCGCGCGCTCGAAGCCCTTCAGCGGCCGGCCGCCGCCGCGGACCTGCACGTCGAGCCAGCGCACGGCGCCGCGCTGGGCGCCGCCGTCGTCCTTGATGCCGACGACGGCCTCGGGCAGCTCACGCGTCGCTGGTTTCACGTAGAACGCGTTGCGCGTGTACGGCGTCGGCCGGTCGAAGCTGTCGTCGACCTCGCGCTGCTCGGCGACGCGAACGTCCTGCGCGGTGCGCGTGAGCGCGACGACCTGGGCGAACTGGACCTGGCGGCCCAGCTGGCGGATGTCGCGCGCCATGCGGCGCAGCTCGGTGACGGCTTGGTCGACCAAGGACTGCTCCGCTCTCAGCGATCGACGAGGTGCGCGCCGACGCTCACGGTCGCGCCGGTCACGCGCATGTCGCCGCCCTGGGCACCCGTCCAGCTCAGGTAGCCGGACAGCGAAACCGCCACGTCCTTGGATTCGTCGTCCGCCAGCTGGTCGATGAAGGCCGACGCCGCGGCGACCGCCTGGTCGCGATCGCGGGCATGGGCTGACTGCTGCTCGGCGACTTCGGCCATCTTGGCCGCGACGGCGGACTTGGCCTCGCTCTTGGTCGACGCCTTGACGGTGAAGCTGTAGCTCATGGGCACTCCGTTCTGAGTTGGAAACAGCGAGGCCCCGGGGGCTTTCGCCGCCGGGGCCTCTGAATCGCGTGATGGCCACGCGAGGAGACAAATGAAAAGGGCCCTCGCGGGCCCTTGTTGGTTCAGGTCGCACTTTCACGACCTACCTGAATTGATGCGAATTTTGGGCCTATGTGTCGCATGCCGTCGAGCACGAAGATGTCGCATCCAGAGGCGACACTTTTGCGGCCTGATGCGACACCTTCGCGCTTGACTGCCCGGCAGAACTTGCGTTAACGCGCGTGGCCTCCAGCTGCATGGCGTTGAGCTCGAGGATCTCCTGGCTCGCTGCATGGATGCGCTGGCGAAAGCTGCGCAGCAGCGTGTACCAGTGCTGGCGCCCGATGCCGAGTGCGGCCGCCGCGGCTTTCACATTGCCCACGCGGTGGAAGTAGTGCAACTCGAACACCCTGCGGTCCAACGCATCCGCGGGCTGGCCGATCAGCGCCATGTACAGCGCCGCCATCTCGGCGCTGCAGCCCGCGTCAGGCCCGCCTGGCCGCAGCGGCCGCGTGCGCTTGGCCAGTCGGCCGAGCAGCGAGGGCGGCACGCTGGAGCGACCGTAGAAGCGGCGCGTGCGGCACCACCACACCAGGCGCTCGCAGAGCTCGTCGAGGCGCTCGTCGCCCTTGCAGCGGGATTCGTTCATTGCAGTCCTCGGTTCAGGACACGGCGGCCGCGCGGCGGCACCGCCGAAGGAGTGGCGGGCGCTGCAGACGTTTGCACCGCCGCTGGTGCACCCGCATCGCCCTGGTCGTACCCATCGGCCGTCTCGGCCGACGCCGGCGGTACCGGCGCGGCAAACAGGTCCGTGGTGACTTGCGCAGGAATCAGCCGCTGCCGAAGACGTGCCCAGTCGGACGGCGTCCACTTGTGCAGGCCGAGGTTGTGAGCGAGCGCGAGGTTGTAGACGCTGAGGTCCAGCGCTTCGTTCGGCGCGCCGTGGTCGATCCGGTCCCAGCTGCGTCGGAACCCGCCGCCGGGGACGCGC